GTAGGCGGCGGTCAGCCGAACATTCGTCAACTGGCACGAAATATCCATGTCGTCGGGGGCGGTCCCGAGGATGACCGTGCCCTCCTTCAGCCTGGACTCGATGATGGCCACAGTCAGATCCCTTCGGTGAACGTCAAGCGGTAGGCGGGCAGCGGCGGCGCATCGGCCGCCAGGGCGTAGGACTGAAGATCGGCCCGCTCGATCGGCAGCACCTTGGCCACCTCGTCCACGAGCTCGTCTAGGGCCTTGTGGGCGTCCGCGTTGGCGGTGCCGGGCACCAGCGCCCAGAGCTCCCACGTCGCGGAGTAGCCGCATCCCAGATCGAACGTGCGGGCCGGCGGGACGATCAGCACGCATGGGGGGGTCGCGCCCCGGGGGTCGACCGTGGCCCGGATCCCGTTCGCGGTCAGCTTCTCCGCGATCTCCAACGCCCGCGGGTAGGAGCTCATGACACCACCGACCGCTGGTACTCACCAAGCTCCAACAGGCTGCGCACCTCGGGGTCGAGCCGGGGCAGCAGCGACACGCCCAGGTCCGCGAACGCGGCCACGCCCTGGACCGAACCCCGCCGGCCGTAGAGCCGGGCCGCTTCCACGTTGGCGGCCTGCTCCGCCCGGGGCGCCCACTGGCCCTCCGGCACCGCCGGGAAGTCCAGCGGGTTGAGCAGCACGGTGAGGTCCGGGCGGAACGTGGCCACCAGATCGTTCGCAGCGTCCACCGCCATCGCCAGGGCCTCCTCATCGTTGGTCGTGGCAGGGTCGATCCCCAGGTACGTGCGGAGCGTGGCGGTGGTGGCGGGCATCGGTTAGGCGCCCACCGTGCACTCGGCCAGCGCGGCCGGCTCGGTCACGACGGCCAGCCCCCGCGTCTCCGCCAGGAGCAACAGCACGTTGCGGATGAAGTTGTCCGCGTGGGAGTCGGTCAGGTACACCGCCGCGGTGCCCCGGGTGAAGAGCGTCACGCCCACCGAGAAGTCGCCCACCCACGCCGTGCCGGCGGGGACGCCGTTGGACGCGATGGGCCGCAGCCCCCAGAACGGGTCGCCCATGGCTGGCCCCTGTTGGGTCGCATTCATCACCGCGATGTCGAGCGCCGCGTAGTCGGCGGGGTTGAGCACCACCGCGTTGGGTCGGGCGTAGCCGGCCGCCTGGACGGTCCCGATGCCCTCGCGGATCACGCTCAGCAGGGTGTCGTTATCGGCCGCCGAGCCGGTCACCGGGGGGATGGTGGCCGCGACCAGGTTGGCAATGATCGACTCCTCGATCGCCACCACGAGCCCCTGGCGCAGCCGGTTCTCCACCGTGGAACGGATCTGGGGGATGTCCTCCAACGCCTGGCGGGTGATCTCCTTCCAGTGCGCCCACGTGACCAGCGACTGGCTCACCCCGGTGGCGGTCATCACCGCTTCAACCTTCAGCGACCCCTCGGTCGCCACGCTGGCCGCCGCCTGGGGGTTGGGCGCCCATTCCACGTAGGACACCGCGTTGGAGCTGGTGGACACCTTGCCGACCACGTCGAGCAGAGGGCTCGCGTAGGTGTGCGGGGCGGGGTTCCAGTAGTAGGGCGGGAGCCCCTGGTCGGGGAACGTGCCGATGCCGATGGCGGCCCGCTGGTCGAGCTCGAACGGCACGTCCACCCGCTGGCTCGAACCGGAGCCCGGGTAGGACTCGAACGCGGCGGACCGCACGAAGAGCTCGCCCCAGCCGGCGGCGGCCTCCACCGCCTGGCGCATCCCGGCGGGGGTGCGCACGTCGAGCTCCCGCGACGGCGGCGCCTCCTCCGCGGCGGTGGCCATGTTGGCCCGCAGCGACGCGTAGGCCCGCTGGGATTCGGCCTGCTCTGAGTAGGTGCGGAGCTGGGCGTCGATCTCACCGCAGCGGCTGGCCATGGTGGCCAGCGACTGGCGCTCGGTGTCGGTCACGTCGCGCTCGTCACGAGCGGCCCGCTCGGTGATGTCGTTCGCGGCTTGGGTCAGGGAATCCCGCTCGGTGGTGAGCCGGGAGAGGTAGGTCAGCACGGTGGTGCTCCCGTAGTTAGGACGCGGATCGGGTCCTAGACGGGTGCCCCAGGTGCTCCCACCGGGCCGGCGGGCCCACCGTCGTGGGGTGCCTGGCGCTCGGGGTAGCGGGCTGACGCGGGCCGCTAGCTAGGCGTAGTGAACACCGGAACGCGTGTTCGCGTCAACGGCCGTCGAGCTCGGCCAGCGCCGTCCGTAGCGCTATGACCGCATCCCACACCACGTCCGGCCACGCCTCGCGGACCCCGGGGTCCACCGCCGCCCACGTGGCCAACAGACGGCGCACGTCCTCCACCAGCGGGGCCGCGTGGGTCGCGAAGCGGGGGTCGTCGGGCCCGCCGGCCTCGGTGCTCACCGACGCCCTCGGTGCCGGACCGTCTCAGGCGACACCCCGCACAGCCGAGCGGCGGTGCCGATGCCGACCCACGCCACCAGGTGGCGCACGAAGATGCTCGCCTCCTCGTCGGTCCACCCCGCGAAGCACGTCCCGCTCCGCCGCTCGGGGGGCACGGTGCGGGGCCGGCGGGGGCGCCGGGGCGCGGCCTGCTCGATCGCCACCGCCATCGCCTCCGCCACGAGATCAGGCACCATCGGGGGCCCCCTCCTCGCCGCGCAGCCCGCCGGGATAGGAGCCCCAACGGTTGATCGCGGTGCGGCGGGACACATGGAGCACCGCCGCGATCTCCGTCCACGAGAATTCCCGCGACGCCCGCAGCTCCCGGGCGAACGCGTCCTCCGCCTCCCGCTGCGCGGTGCGCAGCCGGGCCAACGCCTCCCCCACCCCCGTGGGATCGTCCAGCCCCCGGTCCACGATGGCGGCCAGCGTGCGCTCCGCCCGGCGCCCGGCGTCCACCGCTGACTCCTGGGGTCGGCCCTCCCGCCGCCGCTCCCGGGCCTCCCGGGCGGCGGTGGCCTGGTCCACCCGGTCCCGGCGCACGAGCGCCACCACCACGTCCGCCATCTGGTGGTGCGTCTCCGCCCCCCGCCAGGCGGACGCCACCTCCCGCCGCACCTCTGCGCTCAGCACCCCGCCAGTATGGCCGATCGGTGCAACCGTTGCACCGATCGTGGCCCGCTGCGGACCAGCCCCGCCGGCCCGGGGGGAGCGGACCCTGGCGGGTGACTGGACGGCCCCCGGCGCCCAAGGCGGCGGGCGGATGCCGCACCCCGGCGGAGGGGCGGGCCGGGGGCCGTCCAGAGCTAGCGGGCCCAGACGGGTGGGATGGGCGTCAGGTCCACGTCGGGGCGGGGCACCCGGAACGGGGCCAGGAGCTCGTCCAGGTCCTGCGCGGAGCGCACCGCCAACAGCCCGGCCCCCTCGTACGCGGGGAGCCCCACCGCGGACACCTCCACCAACCGGGCCTCCCGCACCTCCCGCACGCCATCGTCGGCCAGCGGCGCCGCCACCGGTTGGAACCCCACCGAGAAGCGCTGGACGTAGCCGTGGCGGAAGTCCTCCAACAGCTCGTCACCCAAGGGGCCGCCGAGCACCGAGAACGTGCCGACCAGCCCCGCCGCCTCCTCGGTGAACCCCACCGACGTGCCCAGTTGGCGGGCGTGGTCGTGGCCCCGGAACAGCGGCACCTTGTCGCCCCGGTGCTGGATCGAACGGGCGAACGCGCCCCGGGCGATGCGCTCGCCGCCGGGGTCGGGCACCAGGTAGGTCACTTCGTCGTAGGGGGCCACCACCCCCACCACCTCGCGGCGCTCCACATCGACGTCGCGTAGCGCCATCAGGAGCTCGTGCACGGGGCCTCCCATCACATCACCGCCGCCTCGGGCGGCGCGCCGAGCGGGGGCCGGTCCTCTAGCGCCCGCACCTCATCCGCGGTCATCCACCCCGCCCGCAGCGCCGACTCGTACGCGTTGTAGCGGGTGGTGGTGTCGCCCCGTAGCAGCGCCTCGGTGCGGATCTTCACCGCCGTGCCCCGGGGGAACTGGGCGTCGAGCGTGGATTCAATCCGCCGCTCCCACGGCAACAGCGTGAAGGTCTGCAGCTCGATCATGCGGGACTCCACGTTGGCGTAGGTGCTCGAATCGCCGGGGACGCCGAGCATGTAGGCGGGGAGCCCGAACGCCAACGCCACGTCCCGCAGCGACCACTCCCGCGCCGCCGACAACTGACTGTCGACGGGCGAGATCTGGATCGGGTGAAAAGCGGTGGTGGCGTTCAGGACCGCGATGCCCCGGCGGGGCCCGCCGTGCTGCGCCATCCACCGGGCCTTGAGCGCGTCGGCCGCCTCTTGGGTCATGTTCGGCGCGGTGCTCTGCAGATAGCCGGCGGGCACGCCCGAGGCGAACACCCCCGCCGCGTACTGGCGCACCGCGCACGCCAACCCCAGCTCCGGCCCGTGGCGGGTGAGCACCCCCGTGCCGTGCCCGTTCCAGTAGGGGCCCTGGCCCCGGAGGTGGATGATCGACCCCGCCGGTAGCTTCTCCCCGCCGGCCGTGTAGGCGCCGCCCTCGATCGTCACCAGGTTGGGGTGGAGCTGCCAGAGGGGAGGCTTGGGCGCTCCCGTCGTGGCGTCCCGCACCGGCACGTAGAGGTAGCCATCGCCCCACAGCACGGCCGCCGCGATCCACTGGGCCCAGAACTCCACCGCGGACAGCCGCACGTCGACCACGTCGCCGGGAGCGACCACCCGGCCATCGACCCGCAGCGCCTGGGGGTCGAGCAGCCAGTCGGGGGTGGTGAGCTCCTCCCATTCGCCGCGCACCACCCGCCAGGGGAGCCCGGCGATGGTGTCCGCGATCAAACTGGTCGAGCGGGACACCGCCGGGAGCCACCCGCCGGGGCCGCCCGGCACGAGCGGGTTTCCGTAGGGGCCGCCGGTCCCGTCGCCGCCGGCCGGGCCCATCCACCAGAGCCCCGGCTGGTCGATCTCCCACCCATCGGGGTCGTTCAGCAACACGTCGCGGCCATCGGTGGCGGACAGCACCCGGCCCCCGACCCCCTTGATCGGGGACCCCAGCGGCGAGCCCGGAGGAAGCGCCGCCGTCCGCTGCCAGATCCAACGGCCCACTAGCCCTCACCTCCGGGGTCGCCCAGCCCGCCCGGTGGCGGGGTCCTCGGCGCGGGCGCCCGGCGGCCCAGCCGGTAGCCGTGGTCCACCAGCGCCAGCCAACAGCCCACCGACGCGGCCAGCGCCACGATCGCCACGACCAGCGCCACGGCCGCCACTAGAACGCCGTCCAGTGCCACCGCCGCGTCGATGTCGGCCTGCGGGCTGCGGCGGCGCAGCACCCCATCGGCGCGCACCGCCGCCACGTGGGCGGCCACGAGCGGGTCCCCGGCGTGCACGATCGTGCGGGCCAGCGTCGCCTCGTGAAAGGCGTTGGCGGCCCGCACCAGGTCCGCCGCCGACGCGCCCTCCATGGTCACGCCCGACCCATCGAGCCCCCGCAGCGCGGCGGCCTCACTGGCCGAGCGGGACAGCACCACCACCCGCTCGGGCCGCCAGCGGCCCACAAGCTCGATCAGCCGCTCCGCCGCGTGCGCCAACACCGGGGGCTGCGCGAACGCCTCCACCGCCTCTAGGTGGATGCGGCCATCGGGGCGGCGCCACGCCGCGGCCAGGGTGGCGTGGCGCAGCTCGGGGGTGGCGTCGAGCGCGAACACCACGCCCTGGGCCCCATCGGGCACCGTGGCGGAGCGGTCGGCGCACGCCACCCACCCGCCGC